TTTGTGCAGCTTCAGCTTCACTCATAGCACCGGCAAATTTACCAGTACCTTGCACAGCAGCTTGCAAGGCAGCATTACCATATTGCATATATGCAGCTTGTTCAGCAGCTTGTCGTGAGGCACGTGCTTGTTCTAGGTCAAGTTCGCGTTGACGGGAGTCTGCACGCACTGCCATTCGTGTTAGTAGATAATCTCTAAGTGACATATTATATTTCCTCTAATAATAAATTTATAAATCCAAGCCCTAGGAAGCCTTATATAGAGTATCATCATCTTGACGACGATAAACATAAAATGCTTTACCCAAGACAAAATGTGGACCACTTACTACTGGATCCATACCACCTAGGCCAAAACCAACTTGTCTACTTGGTAATGCTTTAACATATTTTTCAATCTCTTTATCAGTAGCTCCGACAGGCATCTCAGTTGCCGAACCTGCTTTAGCAGCACCAGCTTCACCTTTTTTCTTATCTATCATTTCTTTAGCTTTAGCTGCTTTTTTAGCTGCATTAAACTCAGCATCACCATCTGGACCTTCTGGATACATAGAGCGCATTGGACCCAGTTCTTCTGTAGCTAGCTCTTTCTCAATATCAAAGCCTTCACGTGCACGGTCTGCAGCATCTTTACCAAACTTAGCTTCAAGACCAGCAATAGTTCTTGACAGTTCTTCTTGACGAGCCGCCCTATCAAACTCAGCAGTCGTAAGTGCTTGTTTACGTGCACCTTCGGTACGAACCTGACTTTCCATAGCACCGGCTGCACCGGTAAGACCCATGCCACCAAGACCGGTTCGTGCACGCATTGATTGAATGTCGCGTGCTTCGGCTACTTTCATTTCATCTTGCATAGCGGCGCGTTCTTTTTCAGTATTTACTGATTGGTCTTCTAATAGCTTACGTACAGCAGCATCAACCATTTCCTGCTCGGTCTGTGGAGGTGGAGTAACTAGTTTGCCATCTTTGACATCAAAGGGAGGAGGAGTACCGGTAAAGCTACCGGTAACTGCTTTAGGACCTGTGAACCTGTTGCCACTAGGCGGTGGCAGTGTTGCAGCCGCAGCTAGCTCTCGGCTTTTATTTAGGTCACCAATTGGATTGGTTGGACCATCTGCACCGTAATTACCAGCTGGTAAACCAGTAGGTGCACGCAATGGACCAGAAGCCGCAGGACGTGCAGTATTTTGACGTCCAGTAGTATCAAGCGGACCATTTGGTACTGGACCAGATGCTTGCTTTTGTGCAACCTGAGTAGCCAGTTGTTGAGCAGAACTAGCTGCAGTACCAGCAAGTGGTCTAGGTTTTATCTTTCCTTTATTATAAACAGCCATTTTTATTTCCTCATTGAACTAGTAGATAAACAGTGCCAGTAGTAACCGTGGCAGTTCCTGTTATTGTGATTTGGATATATCTATCGTCGGCTGGCAGACTGCTAGCAGCAGTTAATGCTACAGAATTGGCCAACGTTGCGATATTACCACTTGTAAAACCATACGCACCGGCACCACCAACAAACGTTGGAGATAAGTTAACTACAAATGCACCAGCTGCCGTGGCTAATCCAAATCTGATTGTATCACCAATTGTGCCACCGGTAACAGAGCCAATTGCATAAGCACCTATAATGCGTAAGTTGCTTCCTACTCCAGATAATGCGATTGCAGGATCCAGAAAGCTGGGAATTGCTCTAAATCTTAGATTTGCGTTGCTAGCACTAGTAATGCTATTGAATTCAGCACAAATCCAACGAAAGGGAATACCGGCTACGGCACTAGTGGCTGCAGTCTCAAGCTGTGTCTTCATTGCGGCAAATACAGTAGCATCTGCAACGCTAGCATCGGTAAAATATGGTAGATTTAAATTTGGTTTTAATACAGCACTAGTGTAGTTGCCGCTTGCATACTTATCACTACGAAAGCCAACAGTAATGTCAAGCTTGGTGATGGATACGCCCACCGGTAAAGTAGTAACGTCTATAACCGTACCGGTACAAAGTCTGTTCATTAGCGTTACGAAGTTACCGCCCAGATATGGCACCAATGCTAATGACGCGTCTCTTACTGGAAAAGTAATTACTTCACCAGCAGCAATTGTTATAGTCCAAGGGACAGTGCTGGTATAATATGTATTTATTGTTACACTCTCAATAACTACATCAGGATTAGAGTTGATTGCGCGAAAAGCAGCAGTTGGTGCAAGTCTTGCGCCTATACTTGATAAGTTTGGTGTGACTGATGTTAATGTAGTGCTAGCATTTGGCACTATACAATATGTAGTTGACCAATGGCAGTTTTGCGCGTCTGCCTGTTGTCTAAACGCCTTGGTAAAATGTCCATTGTTTTCATTAATGGCTTCTGGAGACAATATTTCATTTGGCAGAAATCTAACCGGTGGTTTTTTAGGTATAAACATTATCTATTTACCATCACTGTTTCAAGGAGCAAGCTAACCGTTACATTAGCTGCTGTGGCACTATTTGTTGAGACGATAATCTCTATATTATCACCGGCTAGAAACGTAAATAATCCAACACCACCGACGCCTAAACCTAAATTAACTGCTGCTCCACTATTACTATAAAGAGCAGCTGCAGCAGATGTAGCAGTAGCAGTAAGAGAACCCTTTATATTTCCGCCTACAATATTATTATCTTTATAGATTTGAGCTGGAATGCTAGCAGTTGCAATAATACCAAGCGTTGCTGATTGACAGTACACTCTAATACCTCTAACAATAACATCTGTACGTGGCACAAACACTGCACTGCGTCTGTGTTCAAGGGTACTGGTGACTATTCCATCAAAACGAACTATTTCACAGTATTGCTTATAAGGCGTATTGGAACTAGAGCCAGCAACTGACTGCGTACGTATACGCAACGTCTCTAACCCTGTTTCCCAGATAGAATCAAGGTCAGCGGCTGTTATTGTGGATCCGTTTGTGATTGCCATATTGTATATTCTCTATAATTTTAATCAGCTAAGCGTGCTGTATTTACCAAGAAGCCTTTCAAAAGCAGCCATTCTGGCTCCTTTCTCAATATCGCCTTTATTCTTTGCTGCCTGTAGTGCTGATAGCTGTTTCTCAGCAGCAGTGACTTTTGCACCGCCAGTACCGGTCCCAATAAGACCACCGATTGAACCGCCGAGAGCACCACCTATACCAGCACCTTGCAAAGCTAGGGGCACAGACAAAGCGCCGCCAGTTGGTATACCTAATAGAGCACCACCAATACCACCGGCAACAGTGCCGATTGAGGAGCCAAGTGACGCTCCAAAGCCGCCTTCCTGCTTGCCTTCTTCTATTTGTTTGATTAGTCGCTGCTCTTCTGGTGTTAGTTCATCATTCATAATAATATTCTGAATAAAATAACCCGCCTTCGGGTTGATTTAAACATCAATAATATGGAAATACAAATAAATACTAACGCGTCAGAGTTCCACAATGTAGTTGATACCATACGAGGTCTAGAGGTCCGACCTGGACTTTGTACAATCCTACAGACTGCAGATCTATTTGGTATATATAATGCTGCGCACGAACGCACATCTGTTGGCACTACTACGTCATTTGTATTTGGTTTTTCTGTTGAGAGTGCCAATAGCGGTCAAGTTTTTCATTATTTGTTTGATAGGGCTAATAACGGTTTTGTATACCAACACATCTACGACGAACAAATGTATTGGATGGCTAGCGATCAGCTTGGCACAGCTCCAATACTCGGTAACATTGAGCCATTTGCAGTAGCTGTTAACTATAATCAAATAATTGTTAGCAGTGCCAGCATACCTTTCCCATTGTGGGGCTTTATCGGTGGAACATTGGCCAAGGCTGAAAAACAACCAAGCATAAATCCAGATACGCCTAACTTGACACTATATCCTGGACGTGTTGCTAGTTTTGCTGACCGCTTTGTTTGGGCATATGCTAACCAAATTTCTTTTTCTGATCCCGGCACAGAACCACGTACTATCTGTGGTCCTAATACTATTGCCTTTGGTGGCACAGTTCTTGATATGTTTCAAGCCGGTGAAGGTGGTTCACTGATCGTTGTGTGCACAGATGCTACCTATACTATCCCACCTGACGGTTTGTCTGGCTTCCAATTTCAAGGTGTTATCGGTAAAATGCCTGGATATCAAGGCGCATATAGTAATAATGCTGCTACAGCACGTGGTACAAGCATTGGACTCATAGAAGATGGTATTATCACTATTGGTGAGTTCCAGAAGCGTCCATTGACTACATACCGAAATCGGCATTATCAAACAGAAGCAGTTGGTCCCGGTGCGAGTGGCGACTATCGTACTGGAACAATATTTGGCACCGACGACGGCTTTGTCGTAACTATAGATAAAAAAAGTGCATTCATTGATATTGATACCGGAAAGATTACTTGGATTTATCCATCACAGAACTATGGCTGGGATCTAGTTGGTGGACAGCCATTTACTGTTGTTGGCATCCTAAAAGATAAGGATGGAAAAAATATATTTCTTACCAACTCTGCAGCCATTAGTATGTTCGGTACAGTTGAATATGCTTCTACGCCTACAGCTGCAGTCCCAAATCCTACCGGTCTTAAAGTCGGTGGCGGTGTTTGTGTGAACGTTCCAAGCGATCCACAAGGCTCACCTGTTGTACGCGAGATAACTACATCAGCTGATAGACCTGGACAAGCTCAGTATAGTTACGTAAGGTCAAGTTTTCAAGCTGCTATCACTCCTCCTCCACAGAACGCCTTAGTGGTCAACACAAGCTTGTGGAGTGCGTCAAGTAATTTGCTTGAACGTGAAATGCGCTCACGACGAATGCAACGTGCTGTTCGCGTTGATAGTCCAGATGTTGAAGTATACTTTGATAGCGGTGGAACCAAGATTGGTCCTGTTATTGACTTGGTAACCAAGGGTATTGGCAAGAACCGTCCAAGTAATTAAGGAATATTAAATGATTATACCTGGAGCTAAACGAGCATTTGGCGTTGGTGAAGCTAAAAGCCAAAATGCTGTTATCAAAGTATATAGTGCTGCTGAACTAAAGGCTGCGCTTACAAAACTATATCAGTTGCCTAGTGGCGTTGGTACTATTGAAATAGCCGGTGATATTGTTATAACTGAGCCTATCAAATTGCGTCGCTTTAAATTTGGGGAAAGTCAGCCACGGGAAATCATAATACAAGCAACTAGCGGTGCGCGCATATACAATGGTAATAAAACAGAAACTGGCTATTGGAATTATAATCAGGCTGGTAATACTAGTCTTCCAGTATTTGATTATGGAAAATTTGATATAACTCCACCGGTCTGCAAGTATACCTTTAAAGACCTAACTATCAATAGTGATAATTCTATACCATTCGGCGCTTTTATAGCAGGCGATTTAAGCTCTGACGACGGCATCAATAGCACTGACATGAATACGACCAATATTGTCAATTGCAAACTGCACAATGTGTGGAATGTATTTGCTAGTTATGATTTAAATGGCAGTTTTCCTATCACATCTTATTTAGTATTATATAATTGCAACATTAATGGTCTAATGTTGCGCAATGTAAATGCGAATATAACCGAAACCAGCCTCAATACACAAAATATTGGCTCAGATAGTATGGTGTGCACCAACGTTGGCGTTTGGAACAGTGGACAATTCAACGGACTTAATGATTATTTTCGTATATATGATAATCGTTCGTTTGTCGGTAATAACTTTTTTGGAATGGGTGCTAGATTGGTTGTTACACAACAGCAACCAACCGGTAGCATCAAGAATACTGGCAAAAATAATATTGTTATCGGCTGTACGTTAGTTAGCATACCAACAGCTGACAGTTTTACACTATTATCTGCTGGACGTTATCTCACAACAGATAATGGGAATATATTTGCAACATCCAGTCCCAATAGCGGTACCGGTACATTTACACAAGCCAAAGTCTTAGATGGTGGTGGCTTTGTTGAAGATGCACACGCTATTAATTTAAATTACGTTAGTTATGCTAATCCACCTTCTGCCGGTAATCCCAGCTACGTATTCCTGACTGATTTACCTATCAATAGCAGCTATCAAGTAACTTGGAATATTAACTGCAGATATATTGCAACTGGCCAGACTAATAGTTATACGATTAAAAGCAACATCAAACGAGATAATGCTGGTCTATATACTATCATCAATTACTCAACTGAATATGCTAGCGAAGAAGTGACCACATTGGTAATTACGCCACCTGCAGTAATAGGCACAGGTATACGTCTAGGTTTTGGTGATGGCGTTAACTACATATCTGTAACAGCGTCTGCAGATATACGTGGTTTTAGACTACCAATGGCTAGTTAATACTCTTCCTATACAGCTCCAGTACCGGCTTAGATAGAGAATTTACCCGGCTGGGGTGTTGGGCGTTACACTATGTATCTACGAGCATTAATGCTGCAGACAACAAATATCACGCCAAACTGCAGTCATTCGTAGTCGCACCACGCTTTACAAGTCCACGTGCAGCAAAATGGTTGATGGCACTTGATAATGCCTGAACCTTTGCAAGACGCCAGCCATACCTATCACGTAGTTCATCTAGGTTGAACTGGCCACCGTTGACAATGCACAGCGTCTTGATATACGTCAAGATAAAGTCCTCGCTGGATGCTAACTCGCTGACGATAGCTGATAGCAGTTCTTCTGATTCGTTATTTTCTACGGGTTGTATACTTTTAATGTTTTCTTTTCTCATATCAATATCCCTCCTTGATTTCGTTTATGGCATCACTAGCCGTGCGGATGCGCAGTAGCAGTGATTGTATTTCCACATCTGCTAGCACAATCTTCTGCAGCTTGTCCACAGGACTTTTGATCCTGCTAGTTGAACTTTCATTAGGACGCGTTCCTATAAGGCTCTTGGAAACTGCGGCAGTTGACACGCCTTCTGCTTCAGCGACGCTCCTGATTGATCCTGTGTTGAAATAAAGGTACCAACGACGTGCCTGGGTTGGCGTCAAGTACATGTCAACATAAAGCTTGATTCTGCCATACAGGTCGGTCTTTGCAAGTTCTATTGTTTCCTCTAGTTCTTCAAGCTCAATCTGCTCAGATTCCGTAAGAGCCTTATCGGCGATACTTGTATTCTCAAATAGCTGTCTAAAATAATTCATTCTTTATTCCGCCTTTTTTGCTTCTCACCAATCCGCAAGCTACGCTCCATATCCCACGCACCTGATGGTGCTGTTGGTCGCGGTGGTGGTAAATTGACAGCGTATTTATAATCATCTGCCTTTAGTAGACAAAAACTACAAGCCATCAAACTATCTCCTGCATGATTAAATTGTTCTTTTTCTCCCTTGAGAGAATACGTTAAGCTACTGGCTTCACTGCTGAAGTGGGCATCAGCAGACAGATATCCAGTTTCTATTGCTTGTTTGACTAATAGCAATCCAGCATACTTTGACGCTTCAGTCGTAACAATATCATTTACTGGTATACCTAGCTTTTGGCACTCAGGGATAAGCCAGAAGCCACCAATACCGTTCTTCTCTATATAGATATTGTGTGGTCGGAAATAGCTATGCAGAGTTTTAATTTCTTGAGCTATTGTATCCATCTTATCGGTGTTGGAATGATACAAGCCTGCTATCTGTTTGTTCTTTAGGTCATATACAACGATAGAGCTATAGTCTCTACCTACACCAGCACTAACGTCAACACCGAATATATAATGTCCACCTAATACAGCTTCTGTATATATTTGTGTTTTGCTTATAGTGCGCACTGCTTGCCGGATAAGTGGGTCAGTATCAATGAATCTACCGCTAGCACTGGACCAGCTGTGTGCTTCAAGAATTGGATACTCGCGCAGCAACCTATTTGTATCGCCGCCAAATTCATTCTGAAGCTTGTATGACCAAAAGGCGGCGTGTGGTCTGGATGTGAAACCAAACTGCTCCTGCAGCAATTTAAACTCGTCATCAGATATAGCAGCTTCTTCTTTAATGTAGTTATCATGCTCTTGCATTGAGATGAAACTTTTAAAATAGTTACTGCCATCCCATAAACTCCTGAACATGTTCTTGCTTGGAGTAGCAGTACTTTCTACAATGATAATCGCATCTGGAATAGCAGATGACGTTAATGATGCGAATACAGCATGTGAGTTATTGTAGTATGCAGCTTCACTGAGTAATAATACGTGAAATGTTTTGGACCGACCAGCTGTGTTGTCTTGTCCTAATGCTGAGTTAACAGTAATGGCGTCAAATGAAGAACCATTACCAAGTATAAGGCGTTTTTGATTATCTGTATTTAGGTTAATGCCAAGCTGATTGCAAATATCACGGATTTTCTCTAGTAATCCAATACTGTTATTAAAGTTATCAGCGACAACAGCAACTCTTATATTTGCATTAAGTATACCTAACATTAATACATAATATGTCATCAGCGTGCTTATACCAAGCTGACGTGCTTTTAGCCATATTGACCGGTCATGAGATATTAAGTGTTCTAATACACGAATCTGGTGAGAATATAAACGCCATGGCTTCAGTTCACCGGTACTCTGGTCCATGACATTTATAAGTTCGCTTACTTTTACCAGATTCTCTGTATTAGGTTTAATCACTTGACGTCCTTAACAGGAGCGCGTAGTATTTCAGCTAGCTTGACTAGATTATCACCGCCATTGTTAAGGATGGCTGGATCGTCAAGTACTTGGCTGATGATAAACTTGCAAACATCCACTTTAAGTTTGTTGTCAACAGTTTTATCAACTAGTATATCATTTAGTATAGTAATAGCAGATGAGCCGAGCTTGCTTAGTGCTACGCGTAATTCAGCTGCAGTTACTGGTGTATTCTTTTTAGTTGCCATACTTCAGTCCTTGAAAACATTTTTGCCATACTTCATCAGTACGTCCTGCTGGTCAACGAATACAAACTTGCCAATGCGGTCACCAGCAAGATGGCTAATCAAGAATAAGTCACCGGGTTCAGCTGCCCAAATGTGGGTAAAGCTGTCACCACCATTAACTAATCGGTAAAGTAGTACGCCAGTCTTGCTTTCTACTGCACCGCTGGATAGAATAATCCCACCATTCTTGACTGCAACGTCGTCTTCAGACATAATCTCAAGCACAGCCCACTGACTTGCAATGGTTGCCTGTTCAAAAAGCTCAACTGACATGCCTTCACGATAAATATTTCTAATTTGCATATTATTCTCCTGTGCATTATAATGCATATACAAGTATATAAGCGCCTTACAGTTAATGTAAAGCGTTATTAATACCTATATTCTATTATTATAAGTTTTAGGTCATCTCTGGATTACAAGCTTCATCAGCTCTTTTAGATCGCTGCGTAGTTCTTCAACGACGCTCTTAAGGTCAATCAGATCCTTATCCAGTTTATCGTTTAGACGTTTTATTTCCACTTCTACGTTCTGGATACGATTCTCTAAGCCAAAATAGTGTTTAGACAATATCCAAACAAACGTGAAAGTGCTGGAAACCAGCGTTATAACCTGAAATATATTATTCTGCAGCCATTCCATACTTATACCTCACTCGTTATAACCAATTATTGTTACTGAACCGCGTAAAGCACCGGCTGCAACGCCAGTAGCTAATCGTAATGTAACGTGTATATATGCACCCGGTGGACAAACCATTGGGGCTGCAGTAAAGTCAAGCGTTGGAGCAGTAGATGATATTGTACCTGCTGCGGCTGATGCGGCAAACGCTTGAGCACCAATAACAACGCGACGTGGTCCGACAGAAGCCGCACCGTCAACTGTTGCAAGAGTACTGCCAGTTGAGCCAACACCAATACCCCATATTAGTGTATTGGCTGTTGCACCTAATGCAGTTGTGACAATTGTTTCATTTACTTTGACACCGGTGATATATAAATTTTTACCCGGTAAAGCATTGCTACCAATCGGATTTAAATAAGCAAATATCGGATAATCAGATTCTGCACCAATTGGTAATGTAACCGGTGACGTCCATAAACCACCTAAGCTGTTTGTTGCAGGCGCAGTTGAAGCAGTCCAAGCACCTGCGGCAGCTGGAGCAGTACCAACAGCAAATGTAGCTGTTTGACCACTTGCAGTGCCCGGTTGTGTTTGATAAGCACCACCACCATAACCAGCCATTTGGTGTCCCCATGGTTTATGTGTAACAATATCACCACCAGCGACTTGCAAGAAGCCTACTTCTAGACGACGTCCTAGTGAAGCGACTGCAGTTGTATATACACGCGCAAAACACGGTTGCAATGATGAAGATGTTGGTCCACCTTGTCCTGCTGGTGTGTTTATGGTTGCAACTAATACATCATTAATCCAATATGCAACATTATCATTATTATTTGCAATTAGATAGTGACTTGTTTCAGCAGGATCATACACACCGGTGCCATCTCTAGCCGGGATATTTGTTGTTGTTATAACTGTGGAAGTTTCTGTACCACCAAAACTAGCAACAGCTTGCAATTGACCTGAAGAAATACGACGGAAGAAAATACCATCAGTTGGCACGGTGCTTACTGAAGCATACCCAAAACCCCATTCACTAATAAAATTAGTAGCAGTAGCATTGGTTTCGCGGATCCACATATCAGAATATGTTGGGTATGAACCGATTAATGGAAATGTGCGATACGTGCGTATACTGCTAGAACCAACTGCAGTGCTGCCTCCGTTGTTTAGATTCAGAAAGCCACCACTTTGAGCAATTGTATGTATAACAAATGATTGCTGAAGATGTGCTTGCGGAATGATAATTCCTTCAAAACTTAAATTAAAGAGTGGACTATCAGTACCAACACGAAGACGATAATCCTGAGACACTTCAAGAGCACGCACTGTGCGTGTTCCTAAAACATCGCCAGCATCAACTTCTGAAGACAATTGTACGAAACCAGCCTGTGATTCAGTCTGTGGAGTGACGACGTTTAGATTAAAGTTGCCATCTACATCTGCTTTTCCTGCGGTTGCAGCTCCGGTTGATATTATTGCCATTGTTTAATTCCTCGTATATTTTAAAACGTAGATGCCTTCAGCATCACCATCAATTGAAACCGCTATGACTTGGAAGCTTACGCCTGGAACAATTGTGCCAACTGCTGCGACGCACGGTGCCATTTCTAATTCATCTAGATCACGACTTGCAGGTATACCAACACTAACTACTATATTAGAGCCAACAAGAACCCCTGCATCAAGAACTGTTGTTGTTATACTGTGCACAGACCTTGAAAATGTTACGTTAATTGTTCCATATGTTCCGCCACCGCCACCACCAGAAACTGCAGAACGAGCTACTTCACACCATCTAGAAATAGTCGCATTCCACATAACCGTTAGTACTTCACCTGCTGCAGCTGGTTGCCAGCTAGAGTTCAGTAAGACAGTCGCACTATTTATTAATTGTGTTGTTCCCGCAACAGTTTCTGCTATTAGGATGCGATATAAGCCGTCTTCTGTTCCAGCCTCTAAGTCTATGGTACCAGCACCAGAAAACGCAAGACGGACCAACGTGCGGTCTGTGAGGGGTATGATTGCGGCAGCTGCTGCTGAAGTTATGCTTTCAGCAACATACTTTTCAATTGCATTTACCCTATGTGCTGGATATCTTAATGTCATATATTAGGTCATACCAAATTGGACCATACGGTCACCGTTTTGCTCTGTTAGATACATTCGCGTTCCGGCTGTATTAAACTGAATATCAGTAAACGTGCCACCGGCAAAACCAAGACTAGTTAAATCTATAGAGTCGTAATGACTGCTAGAAGTTATAGTGGTAATTGTGAATGCAGGTGATGTTGTATAACAACGAACGTTACCAGCTGAGCTGTCAACAATAGCAAATTTATTTCCACTATCCATCCAGCAACATCCAAAAGGATCAGTAGTAGGTGCAGTTTGAGTTTGGGTTTGTGCTAAAGTTGTTAAATCAAATGCCGCACTCATACTATATACTTGAATAACGCGATTTGCACCTTCATTGCAAATCAATAACTTGCAAGCGCCGCCTGTTTCAATAAATGACAGTCCATTCGGACCGGTAGAAGTAGCAAAGTTTAGCGCATTTTCTTGTGCAGCTGTTGCAACAACCGTTGATGGCGTAAAAGCAGTTCCTAGTGTATGTTTAAATATTTTGCCTTGACTGGAGCTGATACTAAATAAATTTAAACCGTTAGCTGAAAGAGCTATAGCGCATGGTAAGACGTCAGTGACACCATCAATTGCTTTTAGTAATACACTGGTCCCGGAACTGCCACTCAAAAAACTATTTAAATCATATCCCGATCCGCCTGTATATAATTTTAATTGTCCACTAGTGGTACCACTAAAATAGATTCCGTTACCGGGCGCATTCCACCATAAAGCCTGTGGTGCTGTTTCAGACACGCCACCAGCAAATGTACCGGCAGTTGTTATACCACCTCGCAATTGCCAAGTTGATGGCGTCCATAAACGTCCAGCAACAGGAGCATATACAGAAGATTGACCTGACAATCCTCCGCAAAGGCTATTATTCATTCCAGAAAAGTTACCAAATTTCACGATTATATTCCTATATATCAGCCGTTTTGTAGAATGGCAGCAACTTGAACCGGCGTGGCTGCAGCAGAAGCAACAATCCATAGGCGAGTATTTAGACCGATATTAATCTCAAGTGTAGTGGCTGGCTGAATGCGGATGCCATCGCCAATAGCTACTGCAGTTGAAGCTGAACATGCAAACGTTGAAGCAGTAAATGTTGGTGCAGTTGTGGCAGTAGCTGTAAAGCCTGCGGTATTACCGTTAATAGTTGGTAGTGTTACCTGCGTAATATCTGAAAACTGAATAGCAACAGCGTTAACCGTTGACAGATTGCTGATACGTAGACGAGCAATAATAGTTTTATTATTATTTATAAATCTAACACTACCAACAGCTGCAGCAATAACACGGCTAACAACAATGTTGACACCTGGATTTACAGATACAACATATGTTTCAGCAGGGATAACAAGTGTAGCTACAGATACAACTTGCATACCGGGCTCAATACCAAAAGTATTGGCGCAAGTAATAGTGGTAGTACCTAGACCAGTAGCAGCACGTGTTCCTGGATTGGTATCAAATAGCAAGCTGGTTGGCGTAGTGCTAAGCGCAGACAAGTTATAGATTTGTGTGGACGGTGATTTGAATGTAGCGAAGGCTTCTAGTTGTGACATAAATTAATCCTCTTTATTGGGGTTGAGCTGAAATATTTTCATTTGTAACACTTTCAGGTAATGGTTGTGCAGCAGGTTGTCCAGCACTGGACTGTTGTTCAGCACTTGGTTGCTGTTGCATAGCCATATCTTTTAAGAACTGCGTTTTGAAAGCGTTAAGTTCTTCTGCAGTTTTAATATCTCTATTAAGTAATGCAGATTTTATTTTCTTATCTAGCGCATTTACAAATGAAGCTGGGTCAACTGTTTCAGGAGTGATTTGCACTTCTTCCCCAGCAATATAACGGTTTATAAGGTCTTCGGCGATTGCTCCACTAATCTGCGTGGCGCTATCTGGCAATAAGCCTGTCAGGGTTTCTGGACCAGCCAAGCCGTTAGCGATATCACCCTTGGCATTTTGTACCTTGGTTGATTGTGCGCCTTCACGTGCAGAACGGGCTTCAAGTCTAATATCTACGCCCATGATATCTGTACCTGAATATACTATATCTGTCATGCCATCATCTAATAACATCTTTTGTGGCACAGTATAATATTTTTGTTTTAGTTTCAGGTCTAGTTGCCAAGCTTGCTGGATTGCAACCTCAAAGCTTTTAAAGGCATCAGCGTGCTTTTGTGTGTCAAGTTCGGCTTGATAGGCCAAAGCTCTGCCTGAACTACCACCGGCTTGACCGGCAGTTTGCTGACTGATACCAGCACTATCATACATGCTGCGAATTAAGTTTTCTTTTTCGTTAACCTGATTAGGATCAATAGGCGCAGGATTGACCCAGTTAATATTGCCCATGTCACTGCCAGGGTCTGTAGATATGATTTGGTTGACTTGGTCAAAGCCTTCATTGTTATTTAAACTCTTTGGAATAACCAAATAGCTTTGGCTAATCTGAGCATTACGTAACAGCTTGCTATTTAGTTCGTTTAGTGCTACTTGTAGTGGAGCGCAATCACTTGCCCAAGTTAATCCTAGTGATGTACCACGGTTCTTACGGCAATACCACCAAGCAACCGGTAATAGTGCAATATCTTTTTCTCCATCTTTGTCCTTGAAGACATAAGGATATTCTGTACTTTCTACTAGTTCGCCGCCAATGATGCAGGCATACAGTCCGGTCTTGTAGCGTGGACAAGGCTTATACCATATGCAGTATTTAGCTACGCCATCGTGGTCATAACCAGCACCGTCTTGATATTTCTCAACAGGTGGTTCACCATTATAGTCTGGATTATTCTGAGATATCATTTCTTCTGCTGTCCATGGGTCAATGTATTCCCGAATGACAACATAATCAATATCAGCCGCATCAGCCTTGTCGTCTATATAAACATCAAATATACTTAATGGCTTCCAGCAAACACGTTGCTTTTCTGGATTGAAATAGATATACATGAATGCACTGCCATGGAATGCATTATAAATAGCGGTTGTGTGCCACTTGTAACTAATATCTTCTTCTGCCTCCGTGTATTCAATAATCTTTGTGAATATTTCAGCTGCGCTGGTGTTATTTAGGTTGTTTGATACTGGCACAGCATAAACAGACTGACGGTCTTTGCTCATAAGAGCAGCCCAAGTAAGCACAAGATTATTTAATATTTGCTGTGGAGCACGTGGAGTATCTTGGTCTGCATAAGCATTTGTGAGATTATTACGGATAATGCTATCTGTACTGAGATTACCACTTGCAATCTTTTCATTAGCACGACCTTGATTTAGCGTGCGGCGAAAGACAGTGGCAGGCAGTATTTTTAGTTCTTCTAACAAACCTAATATCTGTTCTTTATCGCCGACGATATTCTCACGTTCAGTTTTTGAGTATGTATTTTTATTCATTAGCGGTATACTTCCAAAGTAGTTGGCGATTTCTTATAGTAATACAGCTGGTAATAGGCTGCAGGAGCTAGCTGATTACGTGTGCCGGTAAATACCTGGATTTGTCCAGTAATTGGACTGCCCATCACACCTCTACGGTATTTTTCAGTTCTATCTGCTAATACTGGAGATACTTCGCCTTCTTTGATTACTAGGTCCATGGCAGCGATGCAGCACAGATAAGCGTCAAAGATATTATCGTCTATGTCTACACCACCATAAGTTATTATTTCAGTGCCCGGTGTGGCTGAAGCCCAGTTGACATTATTCTTTGCGATATAATCATATTCAATTGTGCCGCTGGTAGCACGGTCAATAAAAGAACGATTTCTTGGAGCAGCTGGAAGTATTGCTACTCGGCTATTACCATTTGACATGAATACAGAAATAATCTTTATATTGCTTAGAACCGTAATAAGCCCACCAGAAACAGTGCTAGTAGCTACTTGACGAAATTGCTGATGCACGCCGCCCTGAACTGCTTCAGTGGTTACTACGTCTAGTGCTAGTTCAAGAGATAGCTTTATTTCAGCATCACTCCAACGAGCATCTGTACCATTGTTTTGATCGTCCAGATAGTTTCTTACTCTAGCGATTGCAGATGTTATATTCAATGACATATATTATTTATCCTATTTGGCCAAAGAACATGTTACGATTGCACATAGCACGGAACTTATCTTTAAGTTCATCTCGCAGTTCTTGCTGGCGGACAGCGTCCATACGTGCTTGACGCTCTTGTGGATCTCTGAAAGCTCTAAGCATACGGTCGGTATCACGGATTATACGGCTAGCACGTATATTGTAGATAGCGCTATTGAATTCACCCATGTTATTATTACGTTTAACTCTATATGTAATAACACCAGCAGTAGTATTTACTCTATCAATATGAGTCAACATACACTCATTTCTATCTTCCCACTTACATATCTTTGCAGCGTATCCTTCTCTAGCCATCTTACGGTCAAATAGGCGCTGTTTGCTTCGGACTGATAGTACTAGTTCCATAATAATATTCTGAATAAAATAACCCGGCTGGTACCGGGTTAGTTGTTTTAGATTTTATGCCATACTGTTTTGGCTGCTACATATGCTGCGTGTGCTTCATCTGGAGTAGCATATAGTCCCAAGTATAGCAGTTTACCATTAATTTTAATATGTGCCTGCCACTTTCTTGAACGTGCATTATAGCTATAGCCTTTGCTGTTTTTCTGATTAAAACTATTTTCTTGATTTGAGACACCACGTAGATTACACAGCCGGTTGTCCAATCGGTCACCATTAATGTGGTCTGTTTGTAGGTGGCGTGGTGTATTGAGCAGGTATCTATGCATTTTAATTAACTTGCCGTCTTGGTACCCTACTGCATAACGTGATGGACCTGCCTTGGTTGGTCTGCTATCATTGACACACCAACGTATCTTGCTGGCCATATCTACCATATCTGTGTCAATAAGTATTAGATTAATACCATGCTTCTTAGAATCTATTATTACCGTGCTTGTGCCATTACCATTATCAACTATATTATTTTTCATCTGTGTGCTCCTGTACTGCAGTCTAACCTGCTATAATAAGTAGTATAATGCATAGGCAAAAGACATGTTAAGTAAAAAAAAGACCGGCATTTCTGCCGGTCCTTCTAACATACTGCAGGAACTGGTGCAGTATATTCCTTATGCTAGCTCAGACAATAGTTACACCGGTGAGACGAGCATGCGCATTTCTTTTGCGCGCAATCATATTGTAGATGCAGCTGAACTGAACTTCCTTGCTGTAGGTTGAACGGCTGAGCAAGAGCGGGGAACCACCTTCGTCTTCAGCAGATAGTTTCTTCCATTCGCCAATCTTCAGGTAATCCTTATTGATCATAAAGGCTTCAGTCGTTGGGCAGTTGTCGTCAATAAGAACTGGGCGACCAAACATCGCAAGTCCCGACTCCATATCACCGTCCTTCCCATACTTGTCAAGCTTACCATCAACATTGCGGCGTGGCTGAGTTAGAGCAGCGCCAAGACCGAATCCCGTACCATTGGTGATCTGCGCGGCACCATAGGCACCGGAAGCAAGAGTGCCAAGAACAAGATGCGTAGGAGCAACACCAGCACGTGCCTGAAGGATCTTAGACTTACCCATGAACAATTCGGCAGTTGGTGAACCAACGCCAGTAAAGGTAAGACCAGTCCAACCGTTAGCACCAGCAGGAAGACCGTGAAGAGTCGCTGACTGGCTGGTCACAAGCTGAAGATCTACGATACCAAGGTTGCTGGCACCGCGAGCCGTCTGAGTACCAACTGTCGTACCAGCAGCTGGTTCCAAGCGATTACCACGTAGGAAGAAACGGTCAGCGGTACGGATAACACCGGCAGTACCGTTAGCACCAACTAGCTGGTCGGAAAGGGTTCCTGCCGTGTAGCCAGGAACACCACCGGGACCGCAGATGAACGTTACAGTAACAACGTTATCAGAGGTGATAGCGACGTTAGTGCAGAGCACCATAAACGAATTGAAAAGAGCAACGGCTGCTGCGAGTGAAGATTCGTAAGCATAAGCTTCGCCTTCACGGAAGTCACTTAGACCGCCAGTGAAAACAACAGTCATGACGGTTACACCACTGGCGATGGCTTGAGTGACCGTTGAACCGGCAACAGTTGGAGCAGCAAGTTCTGAACCAAACACTGAACGACCAATTTGACGAGCCATGTCATCAGCAGCAATCTGCAGCTGAAGATCTAGGAGGTCAGCGGAGTCATCAACACCTGAAAGGGTTTCAAGCGCGATACGACCAAGACCCAAACGTGAAACATAACCAACAGCGTCAACGAAACCTTGCGCTGGAACTGTAGCGGCTTCCGTTGGAAGCGCGCCAAAGTCCAAAACCTGCGCGGTTGAGGATAGACCACCATTGACAACGTTGATTACCGCACGACGACCCTTCATCGGCGTCTTATCAAGAGCCGCGAAAAGCTTTGCTTTCATATTAACTTGCGCTTCAATCATCTTGTTGCCTTCGCGTGCAGCGAAAGCGACGACATCAGTCGCATTTAGATTTCCAATACCCATAAAAATATACCTCTTGTTTTTGACCTATTAGGTCGGTTGATTTAATACTATTTTGCTTTACCATCACGTTCAGCAATACGGGCATTAAAGAAGTCCTTGATAGTTGAAGCACCACGATAGGGCTGTTCAACTGGATTTGTTCCTTGTGCACCGGTACGACCAACCGTTGATGGATGGCTTACATTTCGCTTGTTAGCACGCGCTAGGCGGGCATTGTGCAAGCTACGAGCAGCCTGTGTTGCAGTTTCTCCTCTGTCTCTCATCGCAATCAATATTTCTTCTGGAGATACCATATCATATTCTTGAGCTAGCTCATTTACTTCATCCAGGATTTCATCAGCCCTGGACTGAATCTGATGCTCAGTCACCGAAGAATTATAAATTTCTTCTTGCTTGGTACTCAAGCCATTAGTGAACTGTTCTACTTCTCGTTCGTATTCTAGCTGCTTAATGCGCTCTTCACGTGGATCTAGTTTTGCATACTTGCTAACGCGCTCCAGTTCTTTCTGGAGTATATCGGTTGCTTTTTTATACTTCTCAATCTCTACGTCTTTCTGAGCTGCTTTCTTTTCTGCCTCATGGTATCGTGCAGTTAACTTATCTACGCGTTGCTGAAACTTTGGATTAGGAACATCACGTTCCTTTTCAACTGCCTTTTTGGATAGTTGCGAACCACCCTCTTCATCGCTTGCTTCTTCTTCGGAACCCGCTACAGATCCTTCAGATTCAGCGTTCGTCAATCTAGCTGCCCTACGATTAGCAATGTTTTGCTTTTCGTTGATCCCTTGACGCTTAGACAGGAAGTCCCTTGCTGACATTGGTGGTTCGTTAGCGGACGATCCAACGCTGTCTAGTTCGGAGCTTTCTCCAGCCGGTGATGGCGAATCACCCAAATTAGTATTATCACTACCGCCGTTATTATCAAATGACATAGTTTTTATTCCTAAGAGAATTGCAGGACCACTATGGTCCAGTAATATTATATTTAATAATAACCCGTATCTATCGGTTATCGCGCATTGCAGATTCATACATGTCAGCCAATATAGAGTTATATCGGATACATACGTGGTAGCATTCAGCTTCATCCACAATAAGCGTGCTGTTGGTACCAGACCACATTAGACCTTCGTTAATATCCTCACTAGGTGCAATCTCTATGCCAAGATATATCTCACCAAATTCATAATGGATACGTATCTTGGCATCATCTATGATATCAAATATTGATTGCATACGGGCTAGCCAAACACTTACGAGGGCATAGAATGATTCATTCATCTTGGGGATTAGCATATATCTCCTACTTCAATCTATCAAAATTAGCACGTGCATCGTCGCCAATGGCTATTAAACGATTTGTCTCTTCTGAGATCAGCTCTATCAACTCCTCTACATCAAACTCATCAGGCAATATCCAACGGCTAGCAGCTGTGCTTCTGCACCGTCTACAACCTAATTTCTGGATTATCCCAGCAAAAGAAAACTTTCCAATGGCATATTTAATGCTTACCTTGGCGCGACAAAATGCTAGATAATCCTCATGTAGTTTATGCAGGTTTGTCACTTTATCTGGTAACTGGCGTAAGTATTCAAATACAATCAGCAACTTCTCCTGATGTATTAGTATATTAGCATATTTCATGACATTACCAAAAAAAACACCCGCTCTTAGGCGGGTGTCATATCAGAAGTCAAAGACTGTATTCTCATCGTATTCAGCTTCATCATCTGCAAGTGGAGGTGAACTATAAAGAACTAGTTCTTCCACAGAGAGATTCATTTCTTGAAGCTGGCTAAGTAGGCTTTTGATTTGTTCTGCGCGGGTCATTGTGTGCTCCTGGGTTAGCCATCATAGCAGGTGTCAGTCAGGCTGTCTAGCCTAAACGCTGGCTAGCTTGTAAATGGTTCGTGCCTTCATATGCGCTTCATAAGCTTTTATTTCTGTCTTATACCAACCAAGAATTTTTGTTTTACCGTTAAATGAGACTTGGGCTTGCCATAGTTGGCGTTTTGTATGCCAGAAGTATCCACGTCGGTTAGTCAAGCTGTCAAGATAATGACGGGTATTAACAATAGTAATATTGTCTAGCAGGTTATTATCCTGATCACCATCAAGATGCTCAACGTACTGACCCTTGGCTAGTGGTCCGAACGCTAGTTCATAAACCAGTCGGTGCAGTAATACCTGCGTTATTTGGCCACGTTCGGTTTCTTGGTCAATAACAATATAACCATTAGCATTACGGTACCAGCTGCCGTACTGCAAGACTTTATCTACCATCTTTTCGTCTACCGTAATCTCAACGTTAGTTCTGTCTGTAACATTTATGGGTCTGCTCATGTGTAACTCCTGTTCTTCTAGTCTAGACCTAAAATATGAATAGATCAAGACCTCTAGCTGCTTGAACAAGTTTTTTTCTTTTTCTCCCGAAATCTAGCAATAGAGCTGGCGTTTCGCGGTAAGTCATGCTACTTATACTAACGGGACATATAGTTCCGGTACCGCGAGAAGACGAGTGATAGGCTTTCCTAATGAAAGCTCACGATATCGGACTCTCTTCGTATTCGTCCTCATTAGATTTACCTAGTGTTGACCACAAATAGTCCTGGCGACTAGAGTACCCAAATACGAAACTGGCAATCGGTACCAGTTTTCTTCAATCAGATGTAGTGCAAGTTTAACAGCTTGTATTACTGAACTGATTTACAGTAACATTGTATAGGGGTTCTTTACGTGGATTAGATTACTACCGGTGATTGAGTCAGTAAAAGAAAAAGAAACTAAATAAAAAAACTGTACTTTGACTGAATAAAAAACAGAAGAGACTGTACTTTGACTGACTTACCAACGGCGATGCGCAGCCTCTGCGAGGCTTTACGCTCGCCTATATAGTTAACTGAAGCTGTGTCTAACGAAAAAAGAAAAGACCTCAGTCATAAAGCTGTCAAATAACAAGAAAGACTGAAATATAAACTGCTTTTCTACTAATCAGATACTAGTTACTTGTATGAATAAAAACATCATGCTCTTAGAAATAGATACAATTATAGAATTCCTGGATTTTCTCCTTGAAGAAGAAATCTCTGAAGAAGACCTTGACATTCCAGAAGACAGGGTCTATACTGATCCTGACACTACTGAAAACAGTAAGTGTCAGTGACTTTTAGTTACTTCTGTGCAAGCGTATTATTCTTTTAGGGAAAAAAATACATTTAGTTTGTTTTGACATTTTGTAACTCCTGTGATTAAATGTATTTCAAAGAGCCTGAAAGTTGTGCCTTCAGGCTCTCTGTTTTTGTCCTACTAATAAGAGGGAAGTAATAAATATGAAACTATCAGAAAATTTTTCTTTGACTGAATTTACAAAAAGCCAAACAGCTAGTCGGAAAGGGATTGAAAACAATCCTTCTCCAGTTGAAATTGAAAATCTTAAAGCTCTTTGTGTCAATGTGCTTGAGAAGGTACGTACTCATTTTGGAATGCCAGTAACTATTAATAGTGGTTATAGATGCCTTAAACTTAATAAAGCCATCGGTGGAGCAAGAAACAGCCAACACATGACCGGTTGTGCAGCTGATATAGAGATTTCCGGAATTGATAATCAACAGTTATTTGACTGGATTAAATTTAACTTGCAATTTGACCAACTCATACTAGAATACGTCAAGCCAGATGTTCTTGGCAGTGGCTGGGTCCATGTGTCTTGGTCTACCAAGAATCGTCAGCAAGCTATAACGATTGGATGAGGTGATTTGTGGGCAAGAAACGAAAAAGCAAGATTGAATTAATGATTGACGATAAGTTCCGTGATGCCGTGGAAGCTTATGGTGCCTGGTGTTACTGTAACGGTTATATATCCCACGGAATCTGGAATCCAGAAACAAAAAAACCAAAAAACATATATCTTCATCGTGTTATATATGCATTAGCTAATGGTCCTATTCCTGCAGGACTATACATTGATCATATTGACGGAAACAAAAGTAATAACTTATTGTCAAATTTAAGATTAGTTACACACCAAGAAAACTTGTTCAATACCAAAGCCAAGGGCTATCATTGGGATAGCATTAATAAAAAATGGAAAGCGAAGATAGTGATAAATCGCAAAAATAAATTTCTTGGACTATACGAAACTGAACAAGAAGCACATCAAGCTTATCTAAATGCTAAACAAGAGATGCATATCATTCAGGATCACAAACAAAACATTGCCGTTGCTCAATAATCAGACTATATATATTAGAGCATATATGCTCAGGAGATTTAAAATGCCTTTATATAACGTTAAATGTATGAATTGTGATGCCATTCAAGAATTATTGGTATCACTGAAAGATGTAGCTGATGATGGTAGAATCTTGCAGGTGTCTTGCCCTATATGTAAAACCGTCCACTTGAAGAAAATGAATTCTTTTGAAGGCAGTACTGCCGTAATTCACGTAACCGGTTATAACGCCGCCAACGGATATTCAAAATGATTAAGAAATATTTTATTCAACCACTAAGCGGATTACAAGTTGGGGATCTTGTGCGTTATGACTTTCCACATAAACCTGTTAGAACCGAAAGACACGGTTCACTCGGACTTATAATTGATATCAACACCGAAACAAACGCTAGCTTTGATCATCAGGCACAAGCTGTCGTTAATAACGAGCACACAGTGTACACTGTTTTCTGGCAAAAAGAGATTCCAGGATATCCATCTGAAAGCTTTGAAACAGAAAAATATTTGCAATTAGTGTGGTCAAATGAAAAGCAAAATGAATTAGCTTCTCAGATTGGTTTGTATGATTGTGAAAATGATATGGCTGGTTCTGTTGGTTTTAAATATCAGGAACGAAAGTGATTATTTAGAACGTCTAACAGAATCAAATATAAGCTCTTCAAGAAAAGACCCGGTCACAAGCCGGGTCTTCTCGTTTAAACTCATCACAGCAAATCTAATGCTTTCTGGATAGGTATCACGATGGCTACATCTCTATGAGAATGCTCAAGACCTTCAGAACCCGGGTACATAGCAATTCGTGGTGATACACGACTGCACAGTCCAACAACCTGTCCATATACATCTAAGACTGCTCCACCACTATCTCCAGGCAAACAGCTATCTAAAGTTAATATTACGTTTTCATCGCTGTCAATTACGACTCCAAGTTCAAATGCATTTTGAACATTAGCCCATCCAGGAAAAGCAACTGTAACAAGTTGGTCACCTCTACGTAACTTAGCAGTCCTTGGCATTAATCCTAATAGACCGTCTGCTGGATATAAACTTTTAATTATTGCTACATCGTTTGTAACATCAGCTGCAACTACGACTCCTAGAATAACTTTGCTTCCCCATTCTATATACGCATTGGGTGTACTGACACAATGAGCAGCTGTTACAATTGTGCTGCTATCCAATGCAAATCCAGAACAGTAACCGGTTGCAGTCTTAACACGCACAACCGATACAGCTCCTACCTCAATTACGTCAGCTGTATCCAGCTGAAACAAATGACAGCAGCTTGTTGTTAATGCTAATATTAAACTCAGTATAACTCTTTTCATAATACCCCCACACCCCCCATAATCATTTGTGCCCGAATGCTCTTACGAACTCATAGACACAAAGCAGAACAAGCAAAACAGCAAATATATATGATATAATCATATACCGTCCACATCGCGAACAAAATTTAAAATACTGATTGCAATTATAAATCCAAACAAAAAATTAATCATTTCGTATACCCTCTTACCAATTGCGGCACGACCAGTACCGGGCTTTTGTTTTAGGTCCAGGACTTTCACATCTATGACGAGCACGAAAACTCTTTCGGGCAGCTGGATTAGATTTACGTATGCGCATATTTGGATCGCCATACTCAACTTTAATAACACGACCGCTTTCTGGGTTCATAACATATACCTTAAACTTCTTACGGTCACCCCTCATTGGTTTGTTTAGTGTTACTTTACGTCCTTTGTATTCAGCCATTACTTTTTCTTCTTTTGTTCTTTTTCTGCTGCTTCTCTTGCTAGCTTTTCTAAAATACCTGTGGGGTAATCTTTTTCACCCGGTTTTGCAGGAGGTTCACCTCTTGCTCGTTTCTTTCTTATATTATCATACAAATTATTCATTGTAATCACCCTCGTCTTCGTCTTCTTTTAGTATACCATTAAGTTTATCACGCATGATAAAAATATCTTTGACAAAGTATTTCTTCATATCAAGCTTTTTCATAAGTGCCATTGCTTCTTCTAGTTCAGACGCATCAAGTTCTTCATCAACGCCATCAACGCCTTCTTCATCGTCATCGTGTTCGCAGCCGCACTTTAAGCATTTCATTTCTTTACTTGGTCCAGGCTATCTGCGATTACGCCTGCTGTGACACCAATAGCGTCATTTTTTTTGTCTTTGTCTGTGAGTAACTTTTTAGAGACTGCGCGTAGAATCCCCACGACGAAATCTTTGGTCAGCAGCGCCAGCATAAGCACAACGGCGCTGTTGAGATTTGCGGCTGTTAATAGTTGTTCAATCATCACTTTACTCCTATCATAACGGCAATGCCTTTTGGCTTCTTTCCTGGACCTTTACTATCAGCGAGCAACATACTAACGTGTTCAAAATCGCCATCAGCTAGTGCTTGTGCAATTTCTTTCTTGAGCATATCGTCAGTACCTTTATCAAATAGGGCTGAGATAGCTTCTTGCTTTAGAGCTTCTACGTCCATTTCACCAGAATCTTCTGACTCATTGTCGCCTTCAGCACTTTCGTAACCTTCTTCCTCACCCCCTTCCATTTTAGATTCACAAGCACATGGGTCTTCTCCACACATTGGACAAGCACCATTTCCCATTCCTTTTCGCATCATGTGTCCCATATCATTTCCTCTTGTTATATTCGTAACATATTTAAATATTATCTTTGCCAATCTCGGCGAGCTGCGCGCACAGGATGATCGGGAGCTAGTTCTCTTTTCAGGTCCGGATAATTATAAAATACGTTTTCTATTTGACGTGCAACAGCTCGTTTCTCCTGTCCGACATTTTCAGCATCAGCACGCAAAGCCCTTAGATCTTTTCTATTCATTAATCTTCTTTGTAGAATTTCTTCATCGGTCAAATCACCAATTTTATTAGCTTCAATACGTCGGTATACCCTTGCAGCCATTTCATTCGCATAGTCTACTTTATCTTGTAATTCAATGATATCTGGATATCTGATAATATGCACACGTAAATCATCATAAGCTTTATCTAGTTCACGTTCAGCAGTTCTTATTTCTCGTTCAGTTGTAGCATTTGCTAGTTTTGCATAAGAGAAATCATAATCACTTTCAAGATAGTTTCTTTCTTCTCTAAACTCTTTAAGATTTGGAGTATTAGTAGCACTTCTATATGCTTTACCAATGCGACTAAGAATACCTGGACCTTTAGCTCTATCAATCATAGCTTCAGAATCAAGTGGTACCATAGCAGTCGTAGTTGGTTTTTTTGAACGAGCCATGCGCGACCGTGGAGAGGGCGCACGCTTTCCTGGAAATTTCTTATTTGACGGCGTATCTCGTCTTGCAAGTTCTAGTGCTACATTGTTATTACGTTCTGTAAAATCAAGTTCCATTTGTTCTGTAAAATCAAGTTCCATTTGTTCTGGTGCAGCTGCAGGTCTAGTGCTAATAGCATTTGGTTTTACACTGCGCATTTCTTGGCCAGACCAAAACATCATTTGACCATTTTCATCTTCATAAAAACCCGGTTCAGCAGCCATAGCGCCAGCACTACGATTAGGTTGTTTAAATCGTCTAGCCATTTCAGCCGGTGATAATGCTTTTATATCTTTAGCTGCTGCACGCGCACGTTCAACTGTTGCTTTATCAGCAAGAGGACGAGGCGCACGTGCTGCAGCAATTGCTTCATTTTCAGCTATATCGGCTGCTAATGCTTCTGCATCGCCAACACGTGCTTCGGCACCAGCTACTTCTGCCTGCAGGCGTTGATCATAATTTCTAGTTTTATCGTAGCGATGCAGCGCATTTGAAGCATCACGTAATTGAAATAAACCAACATCTTGAAAAACATAATCACCAGTTTTTGGATTAATCATGGCATTACCAAGAGCATGTAGATCGCCCCAGCCAATACCCTTCACTGATGACATAAACTCTAATGCTTTGTAAGCACTACGAACACGTGGTGTCATATTGTTATAATCATCGGCAGATAAAACACGACGATATTTATCCTTCCAAGGTAAATTAGCCATAATAGCTGGTGCAGGATGCGCAGAAAAGTCGCTATCAATAGGTAATATAAAATCTTTACCAGAAGGATCCATATATGCGTCTACATTTTTATAACCTTTTTTTTCTAAAAGTTCTTTTAATATTGTACGTCCTTCAAATAGTTCAGCTTTTTCAATATCATTCATTGGACGCAATTCGTCCATAACAAATATATAACCGGATGAATTATCTGGCCGATCAAGTACTTGTTCAAAGTCGGGAAAATGTTTTAGATATAAACTTTTTTCAGTTGGCGTTGCATTAGCTTTGACATTTTGTATAGCACGTGCTACTTCTTTTTCGTGCGCATGGCTTTCAGCTGCTATACTACGATTCATAATATCAACAAAAGATATTTTTGCAGCTTTAGGTTTACCATTTCTATCAATTACTGGATAAACTCTACCATATACTCCTTGGCCAAAAGTATCCTGCCGTTCCCAAGTAACATCGGTATTGTTTGGTTTATATAAATCTTTAACCGCTGGTTCTTCTGAAATCAAGTATCCACCGGGCTGATTTGGATCCGGCTTATCTTTAAAAGCTAATTTGCTACGTTGAACTGGAGCTAAATCACTATTCATAAGCATTAATTCTTCGCCGGTCTTTATATAATCACGTTCACCGGTTTTCCAGTTTTTATTTTTGTTTGCTTGCCACTCATTAATAGCTAGTTGATAGCCTTTATTGGCGCTAGCAGCTGCTTGAATTGGTTCCGCTAATAATGGATGATTTGGATTTTTTAAAATATCTTTAACTTCTATGTCATCAATATTTTGATCATAAAATCTACGATTATTAAAGAATTCGCGTGATTGTGTTTTTTTGCGTGCTGCATGACTTGTTTTTACTGCAGTCTCAATAGCTTTTTCTTCTGCACCTATATCTATATCTTCAAATTTTGTAGCTTCTTCTGCTGGATCGTTACCATAAGGATTTTTATTAGTTCTAGCTCTTGGATTTAAACGTCTATCCTTTTCGCGTGCATATGCATCTACACTTCGTTCAGGTGGAACTATAATAGGATTTTTACCTTTAACTGCTTTTGCAACTTCTAATGCATCAGCTGCGGCTTCTAGCTCGTCATCTGTCATAGACGCTCTAAAGCCGGTTTTAGTAAAGGCAGCATTTTTATTACTTTCTAATGCTGCGAGTCTTGCTGCTTCTGTTGCAAGTTCTGGGCGTTTCTGTGTTTTTAATGCATTAAGTGGTTTAAGTTTTACGTCTATTTCTGCTTCAGCTGCTTTATCTCCTTCTCTACGAGCAGCTACCTTTTGTTTGTTTAATGATTTTATTTCATCATCAAGTAACGGATATCCAGTATTAAACTTATTTACTTTTATGCTTTGCTGAAAAGCAAGCTCTCTTGCCAAACGTTCAGCATCTTCTTTGGCCATTTCACTGGCAGCATTTTGTATTTTTCTATCATTGCTAACTGTATCTGCTACAGCACGCGTGACACCTGGAATTGCTTGTGCAGCACTGCCTACAAGACCACCTATTGTAGCGCCTGTAATGCCGCCTACTATGCGTCCTTCAACTCCCTCACCTTCGCCAACACCACTAACAGCGCCTTCAGCTGCATTGATTCCAACAGCCATTTTTGGAGTAATAGTTTTAACTACTTCTTTTGCCGCTAGCTTACCAGCTGCCATACCAGCTGCTGTAGCTGCTTTGGTTGCTGCATTCGTAATAGCACCGTAACCTAGAGTTGCAACAGCAGGAACTACGCCACCAACAAAGCCTAATGCGGCATTAATGGCATTTTTATTTATAACAGCATCCATTTCTTCATTGGTTGCTATACGTTCTTCGTCAGTAGTCTCAACACCGGAAAGTGCTGCAGCTGCTTCGTCGCCAAAGCCATATGTAGCTTCTTTACCAAAACCAGCTTTGAATGCTTCCCAACCACCTTCTGGACCACCAAAGGTAAAACCACGTGTTGAAAGTAAACTATCAGGCGTGTCTGAACCCTTAATAGCGTCAGCTTCAGCCTCTGCTAGCATACGAGCCATTTCAGCTTTCTTTTTCTGATCCCAAGGTGTTGGCATTTAAATATCCCTCTATTTAGTATTTTAGACCGAGACTATATTGAACCTTTGCGGACACCCGATGGACTGGGTTCATATATTGAGCTAGCTGTTCCAGCTTGCGCGCCCAGCTTGCTACGTTGTGCCTCATAATAGGCTCGTTCAATAGCTTTTTTCTGTAGGGCTAGCCGCTGTTCTTCTGATATATCCACATCTGGCACTGCCATTGGTAGCGCAGCTGTTGCTCCACCCACAACTGGATTAGACAGTGCACGTGCTGTAGCAGCTTCTGCAGCCTTAAGTTGATTTTCCAATACTTCAATCCTGCTATCAACTTTACCAAGATTAGTCCCACCTTCTGCAGCAATGCTAGCTTCCATGTCTCTTTTAATTACCAACATATCTGATGCATCTTTAGGATCTAGTTCGTCATATATTTCTTCATCAGACCTTTTAAGCAAGTCATCAATTTGAGTTAGTTTTTTATTTGCTGCTACTTTGTCACGTATACGTTTAAAAATATTTAACTTTTTAGCTATCTCTTCAGCTGATATTTCAGATAGTTCAGTAGCTCCTTTAACCATTTCCTTGCCAATAAGCTTATCACGTGCTGAACGATATACATTCCTAGCTAATGGAGCTACCTTTGCACCAACACCTTCAGTAACACCCGAAATTAAACCCATTGCCATATCGCTAACGCTAGGTAATCCTTTGCCTTCTGGTGGTGTTTCTTTGCTCGCATATGATTCAATCAAACCGGCAAGTCCAGCGCCAGCTGCACCACCAACTGCAGTACCAACACCCGGTCCTAGTGGACTAGCTGTACCAAGCGCAGCTCCACCTGCAGCCATACCCATGCCTGGTACTAGCGATCCTAGAAACTTACTGGCACCATATATATAAGGGTGTTCAGCCTCTTGACGAAGACGAATACTTTCTTTGTCGGCTCCCAACACATCTTCGGTACCTAGACTGACGCCTTGTAACAATCCACCAACCATTGATTCTTTGCGGCTAGCTTCTGCCTGAACTGTAGGTATGATACCGGTAGCTTGGGCTTCAGTCAAAGGCGGTCCTACTATCTTAAAGGAATATCCTTTTGCTTCTAGTTTTTCCTTGGTAGATTGCAGTGCAGTATCTTCTATTTCATCTAGATATGTTTTGCCATCTTTAGCTGTTTCTATTTGTATTTTAGCCATATTATTTACCTATTTTTTATTCTAAATCTGGATTGCCACCACTACTACCGCTAGCGGCAGCAGCTGCAGCGGCTTTTGCTTCTGCTTGTAATCTTGCGATTTCGGCTTTAATAGCATTTGCGTCAGCACTATTAGGATTTAGAGTAGCCAATTTAGCTATTAAAGCTTGAATCGTACCTGCAGCTCCGGATACTAGTGGATTTACAGAAGTTCCTGGTCCACCATAAGTCCGACCTTGTTCTGCCAGTCTAGCCGCCTCTGCACCAATCGGTGCAGCAAAGGCAGAAGCTATCTCTTTTTCGTTAAAGAAAAGCGAATCTGGACTTTTAGGTTCAAATCCAACTAGTGCACTAGATTCGTAGGTTCCACCTAAGTTGGTCTTATACGTATTGTAGTTTTCATAATTATCTTTCATAAGACGATTAATTGACATTAGATACGTTTGTGGATCGCTGCTATTAATAAGAATTTGAACATACTTAACATAGTCAGCATCTGTTAGCTTGCCACCTTCAAGTGCCTTACCAAGATTCTGGATAGTTTTAAACTTTTCCATGTGCATTATTTTTTGCGTTGGAGTCCAGCCAGACTGGTCAACGGCGTTGAAAGATTCCAATAATAGTTTTTCATCTAGCGGTTTACCTGATTTAGCTTGACTAATACTTAGACTAGCTCCTCCTAGAAGACCGGTACCAGCAGATATACTAGCTGAATCGCTACCTTGTTTTGAAGCATTTAGTTTAACATATGCCTCTGCCATTGCACGATCAGTCCCAAGAGGCAGACCTTTTCCTTCATCTAATGCGGCACGTGTTGTTTCTGATAAATTGCTTAATGATCTTTGAGCTAGGTCCAATCCCTGCAGTTTGTTGCGTTCGGGACTTGGCAAATCCGTCTTAAAGCGAACAGCTTTATCACTCCTGGCATTATTATACAATGCCTGAGCTTCAAGCAAATCCATTCTACGGGCATCTAAACTTTGCTTAGTTTTAAACTCTTCAAGCTTGACAAAGTTATCTAAATGTTCAGCCGAATGTTTTGTACGCGCTCCACTGATTATAAGAAAAGCCTTATCTTCAGCAATCTGCTTGTTGAGTGCGCTGTTATCTCGCATGAACAAAGCCGTCAATGGATTTCCAGGAGGTCTAGTCTTCCAAACTTGGTCTGTTATTTCTTTTGCAAGTTCACGTGCAGTCTTTGGATATGCTGGTGGAGTATAGCCTGTAATCTTACCAGCTGCTTCTATGCTTTTGGCAACAGCAGGCTTGTTGATATCTAATCCAGTGCGTAGCTTTAGGTCAGCGATTTGTTTATCTATATCAGCTGACATTTGCGTTGTATAAACTTTATCTTCTTCTGGAGTGCTGCGAGTTAATATAGCTTGTGGATCTGGGATACTTAGACCGCCGCCCATGCCGGGAATAGGCATAATATCACTTACTTTAGGCACTAGTGCTTCTCCAGCCGGTCCCTGCGCCGCACGTTGAACTTCAGCTGGAGCTGCAGATAGTTTTGTATCAGCCGGTAGAGCTACGGCAGGACTATCTATAGCTGCTTGAAGGGCAGCTGGAGTAGCCACTTCTTGAACGTCTGCTGTTTGCATTCTCTGTAAAGTTTTGCGCAATATATTACTAGTGCCCTGATCAACGGCGCTAGGTTCAACAAATGGCAGTGCAGCACCACCTCCTGCATCAACGCGAGATACTGGCGCTGCTGGTACTACTGGCGCTGCCATGGCTGGTACTTCTGGAACACTAATTGGTCCTGAAAGAATTCTTTTTGCTGCAGTTCCACCGGTAGTAGCTGCCTCAATAACAGCATCCTTTTTAGCCTGATCACGCATTGCCTTGGCAGTTGGATTAAACACATCTGATTCAACTCTTGGCTTTAGTTGCTCAGAAGTTGTTTGAGCACTATACGTAAATGGCAGTGCAGCACCACCATCTGCATCACGACGCGCAACACCTAGTGCTGCATTTGATGCAGTTATGCCAGGAGAAACAGCTGTTCCCATATTTTGATTTTCTGGACTTAAAGCATCGGATAATACTGCAACATCAGCGGCTTTCATGGCTGCAGCTTCTGCTTGCTTAGGTGTAGGTGTTAAACCCATTTCTGCAGCCTGATTTGCAAAACCACGTTGTTGCGATTGCTTATCAAGATCTTCATTAAGCATCAGGTGACGCATTTCTGCTTCAGTTGCTGGATCAGTTGCAGACACAACTTGATTAGCATCCGGTGGAGCAATAACAGCCGGTGGAGTACTTGGAGCAGCTAGCGGTGATTCTCCTTCCTTGAAAAAGCCAAATTTTGGCATTTGGTATGGAGCTATAGTTCCAGCAGTTTCTGCAGAACCTTCTACTGGAATTCCCTCAACCACTGGAACATTACCACCTTCAATGGCACGTGCAGCAGCAGACGCTTGAATTGCTTGTGATTCCAATGCGCTTTGTGCAGCTTCAGCTTCACTCATAGCACCGGCAAATTTACCAGTACCTTGCACAGCAGCTTGCAAGGCAGCATTACCATATTGCATATATGCAGCTTGTTCAGCAGCTTGTCGTGAGGC